CGCGACCTTGCTCACGAGGAGCTGCCGCTCCAGCTTGGCGTTCGTCTCCTGCAGCTCGGAGACCGCAGCCTGCATCTCCTCCGGGGTCTTCGCGTCAGCGAGCTTGGACTGGGCTTCACGCAGCTGCGTCCGGTAGTTCGCCGCCTCAGCGCGGGCGCCCTTCAGTTCCTTCTTCGCCCACTCGGGAAGGGAGTCGATGCCATCCTGGGCACCATCCTCGCCGGCCTCGTCGGACTGCTCCTGCTTCTCGTCGCCACCAGACGAGGCGTCCTCAACCGGCGCCTCCTCCTTGGACTCCTTCTTCTCGGGAGCCTCCTCCATGCGGGCGTCACCGAACAGCGCCTTGTTCTTGGCGAACAGGCCCTCGATGAAGCTGTCGATCTCGATACTCACTCACGCCTCCTGGGTCGCTTGTGCTAGTGTTGGATCCACCTGGGATCACTTCTGGGTACTACGGATGTAGCGGCGCCACGCGCTGAGCGCGGCAGCGCCACCGAGGCCCTTGGTAACCTCGGGCCAGAGCTCCTGGTACTCGCGATTTAGCGCATACAGGTCGCTGGTCTGGTACTCCGTCCTGGAGTAGACGGGGACTGCGTAGCAGTGGCAGTTGTCGTGATACAGGTCGCCATCTCCGTAGACCGCCGTCTCGGCAGTCCGCTTGGACTTGTAGACCGGGCCCCGCGAGATGAGCATTGCGCACCACCCGCAGGGCGTCCCCGTGCGAGACAGCCGGATGTAGCCGATCGCCCGCTTGTCCCTGCTCGTGGCGCTCCAGAGCTCGCTACGGGCCCCGTTGAGCGCGATGCGCTCTGCAGCTGCAGCCTGCCTCGCGCCAGCCTCCTCGTGGGCCTGCTGGCGCGCCTCATCGACCTCTGCTGCCGGCTTCTCGGTGTCCAGCTCGTCCAGCTTGCGTTCGAGGTTGGCAGGCCCAAGTGCGCTCGCGACCGTCCGGATCTCCTGCACCGCGTCGCGCTCCTGACGCTTCACGTCCAGGTCCATCTCGGGGAGTCGCTCTACCGGGACCTCGGGGTTGTCCACCGCGACAGGGGAGGGGGCCTCGGGCCCGGCAAGGTCCCGGAACTCCGTCCGCAAGTCGTTGAGGCCGATCGAGGTGGCCTTGTCGCGAGGGCCCGACGTGACTGTGTAGCCAGTGCGCAGCGCCCGCTCCAGGCGGTAGTACGCACGAGCCAGCTGTCGAGCCTGATCGCGACGGCGCTGGATCAGTACGGTCACCTTGGTCATCCAGGCCCCGGCAGCATACTTGGCGCCGTTGATCGGCATGTCTCGGTTCCACAGGTTCAGCGCTTCGGCGATAACCGCCGCGCCGATCTTGGTGAGTGCGATCTGGTAGGCGATGGTCGCCTGTTCGGCTTCCTTCGCCCGCGATGCCGTGCTCATGTCCCGGACGTGTCAGACGCCTGGATGTTCTGTGTGGCGAACGAGTCCTCCAGGGGGCCCGACGCGCGGAACAGCGCCTCTGCCAGGGAGCGGGGCGTGTCGCCCTGCCGGTCCATGTCGTCCCAGTCATCGAGCTCCGTCTGGGTGACGCCCGGCACGCGCTTCCACAGGCCCTTGGCCGGGATCCCCAGCTGCTCACGCAGCTTGCCCAGCGCGTCAGCTGCCTGCGCCATGGAGCGGGACTCCATGTCGCGCCAGATGACCTCACCCGAGTTGTCCTCGGGCATCTCTCCGCCTTCGAGCTCGGCAGCCAGCCGGAAGACTCGCTCCCAGCTCTCACCGAACGTGACGCGGAACTCCTGGATCTTCCGGCTCAGCGCCGTCTCGGCGGCCTGCAGCGCCTCGGCAGACAGGTTCGCGATCTGACCCAGTAGGTGATGTGGGGGCGTCTGCGAGATGGCCGCGAGATGTCGGATCGACATGTCGATGCTCTCAATGAAGCCGCCCAGCGGCGTCTCATCCAGCGAGCCGAACTTGGTGTCCGGGTCGTCCGCGAACAGGAAACGCTTGGCATTGTGGTTGATCGGGACGGGCTGCGGGTTGCCAGCCGCGTCGAGAATCGGCTCACCTGTCTCGGGGTCGCGCTGCAGGGGCGGTGCCATGCCGGTCACCGTGCGGACCTTGAACGAGCCGTAGGTCTGGGCAACCAGGAGATCGAACACGGTCTGGTTGATCCGGTCCTGCAGCGCGATCATCGGCTCAACGACACCGAGCGTGCGACCCTCCAGGTCCACGTGGGCCGTGAACCGAGTGACCGGGCACTCGGTGTTGCCGTGGGCGAACGTCTCAGTGACGCGCACCTCGGTGGCCGACCGGAACTCGATCCGGTACTCGTGCTGCTCATCGAACAGCCGAGCCTTGCCCCAGTCCCCCTCGTCGTCGCCGGGCCACTTGGTGACCGTCAGCGCCGCGTAGGGGTCGTCGTCGTTCGTCGCGTCCTCGAAGACGGCTACGGTCCGCATGGCGCTCAGGCCCTTGGTGCGAGCCTTGCCCGCCTCCCTGCCGGACCGGATCCTCTCGGTCAGCGTGAAGCTGTGGCCGTAGCTCAGCGCACCGCGATGCACCGCGAGCTGGCGCCCATCAAGGCGTGACCCCTGCCAGTGCTTCCAGCCTTTCGAGTCGGTGTCAGCGACGGCCTCACGTCCGGCACGGTAGCCATCGACGTAGAGTGCCTGTGCCGGCGTGTCCACGAGGAGTGGCAACCAGTTGGAGATGCATCGCTTGGCGAGCAGCTTGTACTCGTCGTCAGCGAGATCCGGCATGTATGGATCGTCATGGTCCCCACGCAGGTAGTTGTCGATACGCTCCAGGCGCTCCATGTCAGAGACCAGGATTCCGAGCATGAGCTCGGCTAGCCCCTTGGGCGACGTCAGGTCAGTCACACTCTCACACTCCTAGACGAAGTGACCACGGCCTGACCGTTCGGTCTCGACCTTGCCTCGATTGCGGTAGTCGTGCAGGCACTCGAATGCCAGCAGCAGCGCTGCGTACGCATCGACCTTCTTCGGGGAGTCCTTGGACTCCTTGCCGAAGGACAGGCCCCACGTGTTCGTACGTCGTCGCGCGTTGAGGACGTGCCGGCGAAGGTCGCGGTCGCCCGTGTGCTTGATCTTGCCGTCAAGGATGCTCTGGACGAGGCGCTCGTGCGCCCGCGTGATGCGCTGCAGACTGGCTCGCATGTCGTACGAGATCCCATCCTGAGCCGACGACTTGACCGACAGGCCCTCGCGGAAGTCCTTGCTCCACTCTGCGATGTAGGACTCCCAGAGCGCGACGTCGGAGTAGAAGCCTCGGACCTTGAACGCCTGGAAGGCGACTCGAACCGTCTCGTCTACGATGTCTCTCGGGACGATCCAGTTCTCTCCAGCTGGACCATCAGGCTTCTCCCACAGGCCGATCAGGAACGCGGCCTGATCTCGGATGCGCAGCGCGACGAGAGCGGTTGAGTCATCCGTCTTGCCGCCGTCGAAGCCGAGGACTACCTCGTCCCCGAGCTCTAGGTGCAGGTTGGGGTCAGCGGTGGGATCCCAGTTGCCCTTCGTGTAGAGCGCGTCTTCTTCGGCGACGATCTGGTTGAGCCACATACGCCGAGAGCGTGCGGCGCTGATCGTCGTATCGAGCACCGACTGGATGATGGCCTTGACCTTCAGCCAAACGGCATCGCCCCGGATCTTCGGGACCACGATCTCCAAAGCCTCGGGCGTCAGCGGCGTCTTCTCGTTCGCCTCGATGCTGTCGTAGAGGTAGCCGATGTCGGCAGCACGGCCATTCTCGATGGCCTCGTAGCTCTCGCGCATCCGTTCTGCAACGCTGTCCTCACCGGGGAGGTAGGCGTTGGTGATGGCGAGGTAGCGCGAGTCCTTCTTGGTCGCGTTACCGTCGATCGTCTCGTACATCTTGTGCCCGTTGTTGCCGGACACCCAGTGGTGCGTCTCGTTGAGCAGGGTGAACGTCGTGCGCTTGCCCTCCAGGGCGCGGTACGAGCTCGTCACGGCTTCCAGACGAACCTTGCCGCTCATCCCCCGGATGAGCACCGCACCGATGACGAGGCCGTACTCCTCCCGCATGTGGTCCGAGACCAGCGTGGGAATCAGGGCCATCGTGTTCGTGGTCTGGCTCTGATTGACCGCCGTGACCTGGACCCACGCCTGGGGGTGAGGGGCGCCGAGCGGCTTCCCCTTCTCGTCCCAACCGGCGAAGCGGCTGGGCCCGACGAGCTCCACCATGCAGAGCACGGCGAGCAACGGGTCCTTACCCCAGCCCTTCATGCGCTGGAGGACGCCCTTGCGATACACGAACTCGCCATGCTCATCGACGGCGTACCACCAGAGCACGAAGCGCAGCTGCTCCCTGGTGAACTTCCAGGGCCCACCCGCCTCGGCGTTCAGGTACTTGGAGCACCAGCCGGCGATCTGCCAACCCAAGGTGCGCTTCGGGAGGAACCAGCTGCCGTCGCCATTGCGCAGCCATGTCGGCCCGATGAACGTGTGCTGGAGGGCTTCGATCTCCTCCAGTGTCAGCGGCTTGCCATCACTCACGGCTAGAGCCCCCCTCCCTGGGATGGCCCAGAGAAGGGGACTGCTACCTCCGGGAGCTTGTCACGGTGCGACGGGTGCGACCACGCTCGTCTTGTCGTACGTCATCACGATCTTGGCCGACTTGGCGCCAGACGCGGGCGAGATCCGCATCTCCCAGTGACCGGCAACGCCCTTCTCGCCAGCCTCCATGTGGAGCGCGGGGAGCGGAACGCTGCTGATCCAGCGCGGAACGAAGATCGGGGTCAGGCCCGTCGCGTCGTCGTCGCTCCTGTCGTTCGGGGTGCCCTCGTCGCGGACCCAGCGAACCACGATCCAGGCGCCTCGGCGCGAGGTCGTCTTCCAGGCCACCTGGACCCGGGCGTAGAGGAAGTGCGTCTCCTCGCCCGAGATGTCAGGTGCCGGCAGCAGGGTGCCCTTGATGGCGCGCCACTTGCCGTCCGCGAGGATGACCTGATCGTGCTTCTCCTTGCCGGACCAGATGAACTGCCATGCAGCCCGGGCCTTCTCGATGTAGCTCACGTGCGCTCCCTCTCTGCTGTCGCTCCGCGACGTGTCGTTGGTGCTGCGAGAGGCCACGTCGATCGTGGTCCCCGCGTAGTAGTCGGTCCACCCGGTCGGACGCCCGCCGCTGGGGGCCCCCCACCTCGCCGGGTAGGTGATGGGCTCGATCCCTGTCCCCCCGGGCTTCCCTGATGGGTCGGTCGTGGCGATCCTGCCATCCCCAAGGGAGAGGGCCATGTGCCCGTTCGCGCCGTACTCGTAGAGGACGACGGCCCCCCTCGGGGGACTCATCAGGTCGGTCGTGTAGAGCTTCCCTGCGGCTCGGACCTTCTTGATGACCTCGTTCGCGTTGGCGCAGTACCACCTCGGGGGATTCCCCTGGTCGCCGCCGAGGGCTCGCCAAGTGTGGCGTGCGCACCAGCCGACACCCCCCGGGCTGTTGGAGAGGAACCACTTGATCCTCTCCTCGATCCCACGGGGCTCAGCCATCCTCGCCACTTCCGTTCCCGTACTCGGTCTCGCTGGGGTCAATCGCCTTCAGGACCACGGCGCCCCCAGCGCCGATCCCGATGGCGAGCCACGCCCGGAGGTCGGACAGGGACACCGCGAAGATGTCCGCGCCGTCCGCCAGGAAGGCGGCCAGGACTGCCGGGATGAACGCCCGGATGAACGTCTTGACAGCCGGATGCGCGCCCTGATACTTGCTGAGCATACTCACTCCTCTCACTTGCACACTCAGCCGAGATCCTGTACGATCTCGACTTCCAGGTAGCTTCCACCTGGGAAGGTCTGGGTGGACCCGTCCGCCCACGTCGCCTCGACTTCGAGCTCCAGTAGTCCGACGTTGGCTGTGTCTGATGGCTCCCACGTCTCGATGAGCACCTGACCCACCGCGTTCCCTGTGACCGCCCGGTCGATGACGCTGGCCCCGCCGAGGCGCCCAAGCAGGCGAAGACTGCTGGCGAGCGTCAGGTCTACCGTCTGGGTGCCGTCCTTGCAAGTGATGAGAGCGCCAGGGCGCGTGTCGCCACGCTTGATCTTGCGAGCCATCAGCGCTCCTCACTGCTGCTGGAACGTCGCGCCACTGGACGCGACCGTGATGCCAGCCTTCGATTCGATCAGGGTCAGGGTTGCCTTCGGGCGACTGACGACCGGAGTCTCCAAGCCGAACAGCGTGTTCCATGACGTACTCAACGCCCTGGAAACGGAGCCCACAACGTTCCATGACGTGCCCAATGCGCGAGCGACGGCGCCACCAACGCCCCAGCTGGTCGATCGAGATGCACCGACCTGCTCCAGGACGTTCCAGCTGGAGGAACGCATCGCAACGGCAATGGTCTCCAGGACGTTCCAGTCAGAGCTCTGCTGCGAGGTGATCGTCTCGTTGACGTTCCAGGAACTCGACCGATCGGAACCGATCTGACCGGCGATGTTCCATGACGTGCTCAGTACCCGGGAGACGGCAGCCAGGGCCCCGTCCACGTTCCATGAAGTCGAGAGGCTGTCGAGAACCTGCGCCACGACATGCCAGTCGGAGGAACTCGCCTTCGAGATCTGCTCTCGAACATGCCAGTCGGAGGAGCTCGCCTTGATGATCTCGGCGGCAACATTCCAGCTGGACGTGAGCACCTTGGAGACTGCCGCAAGGCTGCCATCCACGTGCCACGTCGTTGACAGGCTGTCGAGGATCTGCTGGTTGACGTTCCAGCTGCTCGATCGCGAGCCGGCCACTTCCTCGCGGACGTGCCACTGACTCGACACGGCCCCAGCAGTCTCACTGAGCACGTTCCAGCTGCTCGATCGCGAGCCGACGATCAGCTCACCGACGTGCCATGGGCTCGAAACGGCCTTGGAGATCAGCTCACCGACGTGCCATGGGCTCGAAACGGCCTTGACAACCTCAGCTGCAACCATCCAGCTTGTCGAGATCGCAGCGGAGACCGGGAACGTCGAGACGCCCGAGGCCGTGAGCGTGCCGGATCCCGAGAGGGCGACACTGCCCGTGTTGGTACTCGGGACCGTGTTGAGCGTGGTCTCGGTGCCCGAGTCCGTGTACGTCGTGCCCGACCCCGTGTGGGGGACGAACGCCCAGTCGTAGTGATCGGCGTAGAGGTCGATCTTCGTGACGCCGAGGAACGCAGTGTCCGGGTTGTACGCCTCGGGCAGCGTCGGATCGACAGGAGAGTTGGCCGACAGGTAGTTGTTGTTCGCGTGCGCCACCACGAACGAGCGCATGCCTGTTGCCGAGTTGGTGCCGGCGCTGTTCTTCCGAGCGAACCGTTGGTACGAGTGGTCGTGCCCTGCGACGACGACCTCACAGCCGGCAGCTGCGAGCTCATCCCAGATGGCAACCATCTGCGGCCCGAGGGTCGCGTGGAACAGGTGGCCTGGGGCCATCTGCGCTGCCGAGAATGGCTCGTAGTGCCAGACCGCGAGCATCGGTTCGCCCGAGTGCTCGGTCAGGTAGTTGGTCAGCCAGACCCGCTGGTCCGATCCCGCCGAGTAGTACGTGGAGGACTGCAGGTTGAGGTAGATGATGTGCCATCCACCGATGACCTCGGCACCGTAGTAGCCGGGGGATGACCCGGACGGTCCAGCGAAGGCGTTGCTTCCCCAGTAGGTGCCGAAGCCTGCCTCGATGTCCGACAGGTAGTCGTGGTTGCCAGGGATGACCTTCAGGACTGCCCTCATCGAGGATGAGCCCCAGTTGGTATCCAGCTCGGCGTACTCCGACGAAATGCCCGTGTCGGCCGTGTCACCCGTGAGGATGACGCGAGTCGGGTTCAGGCTCAACGCGAGGCTGGCCGAGTCGCTGAGTCGCTGAGCCGTGTTGATGCCGGCGTGGATGTCCGACAGGAAGACCAGCGTCGCCAGCGGATCGGTCGAGCCAGCAGCCGAGAGCGTGCCAGAGCCAGAGAGGGAAACCGCACCCTGGACGTGCGGAGTGCCGGTAGCGCTCAGCGTGCCCGATCCGGAGAGCTCCACGCTCCCCGAGCCAATCTTCTGCCCGACCGCACTCAGCGTGCCAGAGCCAGAGAGGGCCGCGCTGCCCGTGTGGTTCTCAGCGCCAGAGGCTACGGCCAGGACGACGATCAGCGCCGCACCAGACTGAGCGACCGAGGCGTCCACGGTGCCCGAGTAGCTACCGGAGGTGCTCGCGACAGGCAGGCTCCACATGGCCATCGAGACGCCGTTGGAGGCGGTCCCGGCCTGCAGGTTGCCATGCTCAGTGACGCCCGTCGCCGAGCCATTGACGAGCATGTTCGACAGAACGGTGTCGCCGGCCGTCGAGTGCCCACCGCAGACGATGAGCACATCCTGACCCGCAGTCGGGGTCACCGATGGGGTCGTCTTCGTGGCGAGCGCGTCGCCAATCCCGTCCTCGTTCAGAACGAGCGCAGCGGCGTCGAGGCCAGAGAACTCCGCCAGCCAGATGCCGAGGTTGCGGGCCGTGTTGTTGGACGTGGCGGCAGTCTGCGTGGCAGACTCGCTGGCCCCGACCTCCTTCCAGGCGAAGGCACTCTCGTCACCCTGGTAGACCATCGTCAGGAGGGTCCAGCCGGCCTCCATGGTCCACGTGTTCGTGGACTGCTGCCCGAGGTAGGCGAGGAGGACGTTCCCCTCAGTGGGGGCAGCTCCGAGCGTCGCCGTGAAGGACCCGCCGATACCAGCCCATGTGGTCGATTGCTCCAGGAGTGCTGCCACGATTCCCCTCCCTTATGGGTCTACCAGCGCCCCCTGGGAAGGGTCACGACTGCGTGTACGTGAACGTGCATTCGTAGGTGCCCTGCGCAGCGAACGCCTGCGAGGTGACAGCTGCCCCGTCCACGTAGTTGCCCGCCGTGAGTGCGTCATGCACGCCGACTCCGACGATGGTCGTTCCAGCTGGGATGTCGAAGGTCACGGTGACCGTGACAACTCCGTCCGAGGCGCCAGCGACCCACGTGAGCGCCTTGCGCGCGTACGCGGGGGAGCCACCCGAGGGCTCGGTGCCGGCAGAAGCTCCAGGGACGGTCGTGTAGACGGCGCCGTAAGCGGCCTGCACCCCGTACTCGATCGCGAGCGCTTCCTTGGTCGCATCAACCTGGATAGCCATGTGCGATCACCTCCTGTTCAGGATCAGGCGGCGGCAGTGTCGCCCTGGATGCTCCAGGTCACGCCGTCGTTGTTGAGGGCCGAGGTGTTCGCGGCGGTGCGCCGGAACCAGACCGCCTTGCACTCACCGGGCGGGATGTCGCCCAACGCAAGGCCGGTGGCGAAGGACGTCGGTGCAGAGAACGTGACGCCGGCAGGAGCCGAGCTCTCGTCCGCGACGGTGACAGCCTGGGCAGTGCCCGAGCCGATCGCAGACGCGGCCGTGGGGTCCACGCCGATCGCGATGTCGGTGCCGCCTGCGACCTCCGAGGACAGCCAGATCTTCGGGGCCTGCAGGGTGTTCGAGGCGTTCGAGTTGTGGACGAAGATGCAGCGGTACTCGACGTCACTCGCGGCGTTCTCGGCGCCAGTGACGTCATCGAACAGGGCATTGAGCGTGGCATCGGGCACCTGGGTGGTGCTGATCTGGTCACCCAGCGAGGTGTTCGCGGTGCCGGCATCGGTGTTGCCTGCAGCTGCAGCGACGCTGTACTTCCAGAGCAGTTCGCCTGCAACGATCGCGGTCATGGTCAGTCTCCTTCGGGGTCCAGGCCGAGATCGGTCCGGTAGTCAGCGATGGCGAGGACAGTCGCGTCGTCCTGCTCAGGTTCGGGGGCGTGCAACTCGATTCGGACCTTCCTGCGGTCCACCTCGGTGATGGCGAGACGCTCCAGCCCGCCGAGGATGGCCTTCAGCATCTCGGGGGAGCGCTTGTGGATCTCGATGCCATCGCGGTTTACGTACGGCTTCTTGTAGTGCGACAGGTCGTCGCACAGCGAGAAGGCCATGGCCCAGTCGGAGTTCTGGAAGAACTCGGCCTGACCGCTCGTCATCAGACCCTCATAGATCCGGCGAGCAATCGGGTGCCAATCGGGATCCAGTGCTGGAACCTCAACTGGCTTCAGTGTGCCGCGAGTGACAGGCTTGACTTCGCCGCCCTTGCGGGAACGTGGACGAGCGAGCTCGGACTCGCGCTTCGGGATTGCAGGCATTGCTCACTCCTTCCAAGAAGAACGCCAGCACTTGCTTGCGTGCAGAGGTGCTGGCACTTTGCACGGGCGGCAGGAATCGAACCCGCTGACGTCCGCTTTGGAGG